GACAAGTAAGCCCCACCATATGGTACAAATCCTAAAATATACCTACCCTGTTGAAAACGAGTAGCATTGACTTGCAACCTTACAACAAAATCACATCTAATTCCAAAGTAACCATCCCATTTATTCGAGTAAACAGGATCTCCTCTGATAAGTTGAAATAAACCATTTGTAAGATAGTTTGTGCCAGAGTCTGTCGATTGAAAATTTCCATTGGCAATTCTAATTGGTTTCCTAAAGTAATCCTTAATACTTTGCTCTATGCCTGTTGAGGCTGCATTTTTAAGTACATCACTAAGAGAAACAGGATTGGTCATTGCTACAACAGAAGAGTGTCCATCATTAACAATTGTAGTGGTCGAAGTTTCTTCAACCCCACTACCTGGTTTTGATTGATTTATAGGGTCAATCACTAACCCATTACTTTTTGAATCATTATTGGCAATCATTATTTTGCATGATGATGTTCTGATTACACATCACCACGTTGGAACTAAGTGTTTGAAGGGGCGCTTCACGACACCAACACTAAATAGTAACGTTTGACAATAATAGCAATACCTTCTAAAATAAGTTCCGGGTCAAAAAAGGCAAGATCACATTATTGCTTTTCGATTTAAGGCTCTTAAAACCTGATGGTTCTCACCGAGCCAACAATTGGGAAGTACATAATGACAGCACATTATGTAACACGGGAACAGCATCAACAAAATTCAGAGAGTAACAAAATCTAAACCATTATAGATTCTTACTCGGCCAATTATGACTATTGACAAGTTTTATAATTTTAATTGAAATACCCGGTCCAGTCTTGACTACAATAATTTTGGGAATTATTATAGGGTCTGGCTTGTGTTTGGTGTCTCTCCACTACACAACTCCTAAATAGGAAAAGCTTATTGTTGGTAAATTTCATACACTATACCATATTCATGTATGGATTAAATAACCCAACTCATCCGAATGTTAACGACTGGGATTGTCGGTTAGTTATAGACTAACACAGTGAATGCATGTATATAGCATTGCGACTATACATATATACATGTCTTCAAACTAGGAATTACCAAGCAACATCGCTATTAATAGCAATGTCCAAGGCAATATCATAATCCAATGTTCTAGGTACTACATTTGGATAACAAACTTTTACTTCCTTTTTTATCTTCTCGATCCATTCTTGAAACACAATTCTACCATGAAAAGACAATTCTCTTATTGAAGTATCTATAGTACTAGATATTAATTCATTTTCATCTCCCTTCTTTTTAACCCAATACATCATTTGAATAATGGTATCAAAATCCAGTGGTGCAATCCACCTACACAAATCTTGATTATAAACAAATGATCTTTTTAAAAAGGTGACTTTATCTAATGATCTTAATTCCATATTAACACCATCTTTCGTATCACTGGTATATGTTAAACCTAGTTCTTTCATGGCAATAGAAATATTACTTTCGGTGAAGACACTAGAATAAGTTGGAGAAACAGAGAATAAATTATCATCTCCCATTGTAATTAAATATACATGTTCATCAAATAATTGGAGATCAGAGGGTCTGATACCAACTATTAGTCCCCAAGCATATCTAAAAGCAAGATGATTATACATATTATTTATAATTGGTGTCATTGGATGACCACTAGGTAAACTATTATTCCACATGACTAAATCACCCTTAACAACATGTGTTGAATTGACGACTTCAAGCCATAGAATTCTTCTAATCCTAGCATTATCTTCACCATCATTATACCATTTATTTATAATTGATAAAATTTCATAATGAACTCTAGCTTTCTCTGAACCATCAAATTTACTATAATCTCCAGCCCCAAATGCCTCTTTATCAGGGTGGCCACCCATATTAGTAAGCATTTTAGCTACGGCATCCCAATCTGCACTATAAGGATTTAAACCGATAGCTGAACCATTGTAAATTTTGTTCTTATTGAACCACAATGTAAACGAACCAAAATATTTTCTAAACAAATAAACTAATTCAAAATTAGCTGCAGAGAAAACTCTAGTTTTCCCTGCTAGTACCTTAGCTTTCTTTAACTTTTCATCTTTAAGACAATCCGTAAAATAAAACTGAGGTCTAATATTATCTCGTAGCATTTGTTCTTTGATATCTACTGTTTTCTTCCACAGTATGAATGCTGGTGAAGTAGTATCATAATCGTCATCTTTACCAAAAATATATTCCTTACCTTTAAATCCAGCATGTGATTCACAATTCCAAGGATATCCAAGTGATGATTGCCTATTAACAGAACCATAAGCTATCTCTCCTTCTATGCCTTTTATACATTCGTCCATATCAAGTAATCTTGGTGTAATATCAAATACACTTCTTTTCTTTAAAAAAAATAAATAATTGTCACCAACTCTACTTAATAGGGTTGAATTTAAAAAGACATCAGCACTTCCATAATTCTTTAATCCTTCATATAATGGATCTACCATCTCTCCATCTATCATCTTTGGATGTAATAAACTTAAAGATTTTAAAGAAGGACCAAAAGATTCATACAACTGTGATCTTTTATAACTAGACTTATAAAATTGTGTTGGATATTTTTGTAATTTAAAAATGGGAACAAACCTATCAGAATGAATAGTATCTTCAGCCTGAGTTTCCAAAGGAACATTAATATCTTGAACCCTATAAAATTTTGGTATCTTTTGTAACATGAATATAAGATCTTGTTGTGTAACAATAGTAGATTGTCCTATACCTCTTGATGAATCCCCAGATACATGTATACCATATATCTTTTCTCGTTGCAGGGATTTATTAACATTAAAGAGAATAGAACCACAATCACCCTTAGTTGTATGTAGAGCATAAAAAACATTCATATCATAATTCCATGTATGTCCTTCTGGATCAGAATATCTACATTTACTTTTGGTAGCGTAAGTGTGGTTATCTACATTGACATCTCTACCTGGATGAACTAGTACTGCAGGAAATTTATCCAATTTCATTGCAGTAGTATTACTTATAAAAAAAGATTGAATATCTGCATGACATCTAATAAAAGGAAAAACTATTAATTGTAAATCTCTGTAATCTATATGTCCATCAAAAGTGTTCATCTTCTTAAACTCAAGGTAAGAAATTTTATGATCAAAATTATCACCTAGATTAGATTTCAACCAAATATTAACTATATCAGGGCATTGTTTAGTAGCTCTCTGAATTTGATACATAAAATGTTGTGGCATAAGAGCAGTTTGTCCAACTATGAATGTTATATATCCAAGACGTTGAGTCTGTCCTTCACATTCCATAAAAAATTCATATGAATTCTTTTTCACAACTTTATTAACTATATTTAGCGCACCTTGATCATAATCAAAGACAGATTGTGTTGACGTAAATGGAATAACATCCTCTCCTGCAATAAAAGTAGCACTACTTGCGGTGAGGTCTGTCTCAAACCATTTTGACCAAATCTGTTTTAACACTAATATAGTTATTGGTGCTAAGATATACGCCTTATACTCATAGGCTATATCCATAATATGATATGCGAAATTAGCTAACCCTGATAAGTGTTTTTCAACATGATCTTCAAGTGTATTTTCCACACTTCTATTATATTCTTCATTAATGATACCTTGGCCAACAGCAGTAGCTAACCTAATTCCAGAAATCTCAGGAGATCCCTTAAATATATACGTAACTGCAGCTTCTGCTCCAAATTTTTCACATGCAGCTCCCAGTAAAAATTGTCTATAATATGCACTAGTTGGAAAGCCTAATGCTAATAAATATTGGTCCATTTTGTCAATATACATTGCATACTTTGACATAATATATTTATCTAATTCAACATAGTTTGTCTTTACTTTTAGTGTACATGGCGTTGGAACTTGAGTAATATTAAATGCATCCAAGTCTTCTTTACTAAAAATAGAATCTCTAGTATTATTCAGTTCTTTTTTCTTTTGGTTAAACCAAGCTCGTTTTTTAAGGAATCTATCATAAGCTCTTTGGCAAACTCCATCGAAATCCAGTACATTTGTAACTCTATACTTAGGTTCATCATCCTTAGAAGTAGGATCTTGAACCAATTCAACAAAATCTAAACAATAATGAGGATCATTACTAGTAACACCATCAATTCCCAACTCCAATTTTGCCTTATCCACCTTTCTATTCATTGGGGATGCGTCAGGATTTTCAGCAAACTGTGGTTTTGGTACTACTATGTATTTATCATCAAACCTTCGATCTAGTGCTGCTGCACTATTTATACTTACTGGTTGTATGATATCTAGATTGCTTGTAACAACAACAAATTTTGATGTAAAAAAAGTACTATCTTTCTTTTCTATTGATGCCATATGTAAATGCATTTCATGTTCATTCACCATACGAATCAAATTCATAAATTCATTATCGGCATTACCGGCAACATCTTTAGCTTGTCCAAAATCATCAAGGAAAGTTATTACTTTTCGAGGATTATATCCCTCCCAATAAACAACCTCATGCTCACGATTAAACATGAAATCATTTGGATTGGACAAATATGCTTCCATATCCCCTTTAGTTCCAAAATCTTTTACGTATCTACCAACCAGATATGTTGATAAGTGTTGAACCGTGGAAGTTTTAAAATTGCCAGGACAACCTTTGAATAAAGTACACACTGGTTCTTGCCTTAACCCATCTATTGTTAGCTTCGATTCACTAAAAAAAGCCATAATTTTTCTGAGTTCATTAAGATAAGTGGATACTATACTCAAATTTCCTCTATCAAATTTCTGTGAGTTCATCACTATCATTTCTCCAGAATTGATAAGAGATTTTAGACGGTCTGCAACTTCTTGACACCTATGTAAACTATCTCCAGACCAAGAACACAATATTTCTTTTGCTTCGGTAACAAACGTCAGAGCAACTCGATCTGGGTTTGTTCCAAATCTATATGTATTAATAAATCCATAATGGAGACATAATTGATCAAAGAAAGTATCTATAAAGTCAAAAAACCAATTTATAAATAACTCTACACTTGGAGCTAATTTACCAAAATCTGTTATTGTTTTTTTAAAACCTTTCAGATCTAAATCTTGTTTACCCGTGTATATACACCACAATATTGATATTAATCCAGAAATAGGATCGGTTCCACCTTGTGTACTAAAACCTTCTTTTGTAAAATCTTTCAGATAATCTACTAATTTCTTGTACATAGGATGATCTTTAAAACAATATGTGGCCATAGTAATGAACAGAGCTGTATTTATGCTATTTTTTGTTCTTAATGCCATAAATACACTAAAAAGTCCTGCTACATACAAAAAATCTTGACTAAAACCTTTTAACAATTTAAAAATTCCTTCAGGATTAGTTAAATCTGATAAATTTTCCAAAACATTCCTAGCATGATTTACATCATTGGAATCCACAACTGGAATTTGATCTTTAATATCTCTAATGTTATTATTCAAAATAGTTATTTGTTCTGTCAATTGCTCAAGAGATGCATGAAATGGAACAAATGTGTTAAATATGCCAGCTTGTGATTGAGTCTTTTCTGGTAATTGCACATTTCGCTTTGTCCACTTTGGCATTGGTTTCTTTGCTGGTAACACACCTCTATTATTTAGAGGTTTAACCTTAAAACCAATTTCTTGGTAATCTACTTGAGTTACAAAATCTGATTTTATTGTATTAAAGGAAAAATTCAATGATGAAATAAATTCTTCCTTCACTTCTATATAAAAACACATTAGTTCATCATAAAATACATAAACTAAGAAATTAACTAATTGAAAATAAGGTTCATTATCCAAAACTGTAATATCTCTTGAAATAATGACCTTATAAACAGGAACTATAAAATATGAAAGCAATAACTTTGAAAAAATAAAAACTCTTAAACCATGAAGTGGTATCCAAGTAATATAACTGATATAACAATGATAGGATGTTGGATTAAGTAAACAAGAATAAGGTATTGTAAATTGACATTGATCTAATATAATAAATGTAAAATATAATGTAGTTAATACATTTCCAAACATAAAAATAGAATTAAACGTTATTTTTTTTCCAGGCTTTTCCTGGACATCGCATTGGTCGATATTCTTTATAGTGACTTGATTCATATTTGTTTTTTTAAAAATGACAGGTTTACGCCACCGAACGAGTGCTTATTTTGTGGTAACATAGCACTTGAAAAACCCCTGCCCCTATTACAAAGTAACTTTTATAATTAAATTATAAGGATAGGGTGTATCCCATACTTTTTAGCAGACTGCTCTGAAAGTAAACAGTGTAGAGAGATGACTACAACATACCAAACTCTTTATTTTCGAAACTTCAATAGAAGTCCCTTTTTATTTGATTCCATCATTCTAAAGAAACGAATAATGATTTAGGTTAATCAAAAACCTCCTACCTGTATAGTAGAATTATCTTAAAATTTTGCATAAATACTCTAAAACGAATATTCAATGAGGAGTGCAAAACCCCTGTAGAAATCAATAAATTGAGAAATAAGGTTAGATAATTAATTCACAATTATCAAAACATAGATCTACTCATACTGGTCTTCTTTCTGAATTCAATCATATATGTGTACAGCGGAGCCCGGCAGTACAGATAAGCAGTTCTCAGCAGCAACACTACTGGAAGGCAAAATTCCAGGTTATTGAGTAATACAGTTAATTCGATCAATTAACCGGCAAACAACTGAATACGTATCATCAACACGCATTGAAGTTGCAACCGTGCATATGTCA